TTCATAGATCTCTTTATGTTGTTCACCATACGTTGCGTACTCCAAGCCAAACAAAGCGTTTAAGCCTGGAAGCAACTCTTTCAGTAGTTGTGCACGTGAAATAGCCATTTTCTAAGCTCCTTAAATGCCAGTTGGGTTTGTATACTGATGAGTGTTGATATTTATCTTAACAATAAACTCAACAAATGTATCAGTGCCAGTTGCAGTATCTCTTACCACATCAATGATGCGAATAGGTAGAGTGCTAGTAGTATCTTGTGTGCCTTGGTCAATTGCTACAGCGGAGTTACCAGTAACGGTAGATCCAGCGTTTTGAATCAGAGCAATGTTATTACCAATAGCAGAAATGCCCATGCCATTGACAATTACTCCAGAAGAACAAGAAACTACTTTAAACAGCGTATCAGGATCATCTGCAACTACTGCAAAAATCTGAGTTCCAGTTTTGATTTGCTGACTTGCTGGGTAAAACTGTTGTTGTTGTACTTGACCAGTAGAAGCATTGGTAAAGCTAACACCTAAAAACACACCGCAAGGCGTAGCTGTAGTTGTGCCAGTATCTTTCTCAATTGTTCCATCTGCAATACGTTTTACTAAATCGCCATAGAAAATGTTCGTAGCATAGCCACTTGCAATTTGCATCTGACGGGTTGCTCCCGCAAAGACTTGACCACCAATTAAATTGACTGGTTTTAGTCCATACGGAGCGTCTACGGTAGGATAAGCCATAATAAACTCCTAAATTAAATTAACCTTTACCAAAGGTCGTCGTGGACTTACTCTCTTTAAAGAGCGGCATCCTTGGGTCACTTTGGCGCATAAGGCTACTGTCTACAGCTTCCATCTGATTTTCTGCTTGCTTTTGGTAATGTGCATTACGTTGAGCAACAAACTCTTCTGGAGTCTTGCAAAGCAATAACCCGCCAATCTCAATATTGTCCTTAAAGCGACTATTGGGATCAACTAGCAGTTGAAACTTGGGTTGTTCTTCAATTCCTACAGGTTCCCAGCCTTCTCTTAGTTTCCCAGAGAGATTGCGAGGGTCCGCCTGATTCAGCGTTGAAGTACGAATCCATCTATACGAATACCCAGCTTGTTTGTCAGGCTCAGGGAGCAATTCTGCTGGCGCCCACTGCTTAGGACGTTCGCTTGTTGCACGGGTATCTAATTCACGAGTAAGTCTTTTTTCAGCCATTTTGGGCCTCCAATTTTGTAAGTTCACGGGCGTATTGCTCGGGGGTTAATCCAAGTTTTTTAGCTAACTGTAATTGCGTTTGCTTTAAACGTATCTGTTTGGATGACGTACTTCTTGTAGCCGGAGCAACAACCGTGTTTGGCTTAGCTTTTGGAGTAGGTTTCTGGACCTCTTCTGCTGACTCTGCCTTTTCTTCCGAAATACCAAAGTATTCTGGAAACTTCTCACGCATAGTTCTGTCTATACGTTTAAAATACTGGTCCGAACCGATAATATCTTTACCGTATTCATCAATTAATTCGTCGTGTACTCCAACAGCAAAACTTGACATGGCTTTTTTGGTACCATACCATGGATTCTGGTCCAACCAAGACTGTGTTTTGGCATCAATCTTGGGATGCTGTTGCTCCACTTCCTGCATTTGTACATCATTTTCAGAAATTTGTAAAGTACTTGGTTTGAAGTCTTTAACTTTCTGAACTTTATACCCTGCCTCATTTAGTCTAGTCTGAGCTTCTACGATCCTATCCGGGTCGCCTGTTTCTAGAGCTTCTTTATAAGCACGTTGAGCCACTTGAATCTCTAAATCAGCGGCGTTTTGGACCGTTTCTATATAAGTTTTCTCACCCGTACTATAGGCTTCACGTAGCTTTTTGTTCTCATCCATTAACCGTTTAGTTAGGTTAATAGCCTCTTGTTGTTCTCTAAAAGCAGCTTCTTTAGCTCTGCGCTCGTCGTGATAAACCTTTTTATACTGCTTTAGACGTAAAGCTTGCGCTTTAGGATCTAGGTCTTCTTCATCGTCGGCAGCGTCAAACTGCTTAACCATTTCTTCCGGAATAGCTTCTTTGTTCCGGTCTTTTGGGGGGGTATCGTCTTCAATTTCAATCTCGATATCCATACCATCTTCTACGGGTTTACCCTTATTTTCTGCTTCGTCGGGAAACTCAAAATTTTCCATTTCTTGTTTGTTTTCAGCCATTTATAACTCCTTAAGCACGTTTAATTCCACGAGGATCTTGTACTACAGCCTCTACGGAATCATCATTAATCATTCGGAACTCCCTACCATGGATAAGTAATCTAGTGCCAGCATTTGGTCTGACAACTACAAAATCACCTTTTTTACACCAAGGGCCTGTGGGGAATCTAGCGGGGTCTTTGTAGCAATCTGGGCCTATCTCAACTACAAAAAGAACTGTTGCTAGCTTCTCTTCAAAGTTAATGGTCTGATCTGCTTTTACTAGTCCGCTCTCGTATTGTTCTTCAACCTCGGGTACTGCACAGAGAACTCTGTATCCTGATGGGGTTGGAACCTGTCGTGCTTTTTCTTCGTTACTTGCTGTAAAACTTACTGCACCTACAACTTCTGGTTTATCGGGGTTTGAGCCGATAAGGATTTCATTCGTCATCAGAATGCTCCATATTTTTTTTAAGGTCGGTTATGAATAGACGGGCAGAAAGAAGACCTTGAATCTCCCCACACATCTTCTGGTACTCAGAGAAGTCTTTTGCACTTCCCGCACCAACGGCCTCCTGTAGCCGTTCTACTTTTTCGTCTAGTTGCTGGACTACACGATCAAGATACTTTTCTATCATTTATTAGGTTTTTCGTTTTTCTTTGGTTGGTTTTGTAGCTGAGCAAATGTTTTGGCCATATCAACACCAAGTTTTGCCCCAGCTTCTTCTTGTTTAGCTTCCCGGTCTTGGTTGTCTTTCTGTACTTTGAGGGATGCCTGTAAACCTGCAATTCTTTCCTGAGACATAATTCTTTCTTTCTCAATCTCAAGCTGGTCAGCTTTAGCTGCTGCGTCAGCGGCAAGCGTGCGCTCCTTAATAGATACTTCTTGTGCCTTGAGCTGGAGCTCTTGCTGTTGCATCTGGATAATAGGATCTTGCTGGGCCTGCTGAGCTTGTTGTGCAGCAACTTCGTTTGTATTGCGCTGCAGTATTTGTTGTGCGGCTTGGGCAGCAAGCTGGGATATTTGAACTTCCATTTCCGCAGGAATACCCTGTGCGTCCTCGTCGTCTGGATGGCTTGGCAACTCAACACCCATAGCTGCTTCCATCTGTTTGCGATATTCGTAGGCAATGTGCTCGTTGATGTGAGCCAACATGGCGGACTGTATTATTTGTGCTTGAGGATTTTGACCTACCAACTGCATGATCTTAGGGTCTTTCATAGCAGACATGTGCACAACGATATGCGCCTGATGGTCTTGGTATAAAAACGCTTTGACTGGTTTCATCATAAGAACATTTGTATTCTCAGTGATGGGGTCCTGGGGTTTCTGGTCTTCTGGCAACTTAACTAGCTTTTGCGCATTCTTAATACCAAGCACGGTTAGCATCTGGCGGTGTAAGAAAGGCATGTTGTAGATCTGTGGCGATTGAGCAGCTAGCTGCATTACTGCTTGGTACTGAACAATCTTTTGCGCCATTGTTGCAGCGTTTGGATCTGAGACTGGAATTACATCTACATTGTCATAGTCAGATTGTTTAGCACGAGGTGATCCCTCAGTGGGCTCGTAGTCATAGGTTTCTGGAGTGTAATCCCTGATTATGTCACGAAGCAGTTTTAGTTCCTGTTTCATTGCATAATGGATGCGAGCTTGTACTGCGGACATTACTTTGAGTGTACGCTCCAGAATTGCTAGTGTTGTACCTACAGGCGCTTGTGCGCTCATGTCACTTATCTGTAAGTCTGCTGCGGACGCAAAACGACGCCCTTCTTCAATGATCTTATCTAACAACCCAGCCAAGACCATACTCGGCTCTTTATATGGAAGCGGAACTATGTTGTCTCGGATTGTGCCCGAAGGTACGTCAACATCACGGAATTCTCCTGGGCTTATCGGAGTATCATCTCCTTTGGAACGCAACCCACGGGTCTTAAAGCCACCAGGCAGATTTGAGAGTGATCCTGCGTCAACAAGTTGGCGGAGTATAGAAGTTCCTGATTTAGCAAAAGCCCCAATAAGATGAATAAGACCGAAGCAATAAAACCCAAAACCAGGGATATAACCGTAGTGTACAAAGTGGTTACGTTTCTTTTTAGTTTCATCTTCTGGTCTCCAGTTACGACGAATGGCCAAGACAGTACCACTACTTTTCTCCATTGTGACTATATACGGAAGCGCTATACCCGTCGGCTCCCCGTCTTCATCGGTGTCCTCGTAACCTTCTAAGTCAAGATTTACCTGCATTTCTAATATCTTATAGCGGTCATCTGTTGAAGCTCTAAAGCCCATCTTCTCCGCAATTTTTTTCTCTACCTCATCAAACGTATCGGTAGGTTCTTCAAGTTCTATATCTCTCCAAAAGCCCGCAACTTGTAATTTTCTTAGCTCGTTGGGGGTCTTACGCATGACGTGTGTCACACGGGGAGATTGTTCTAAACTAGATGCACCATATGGAACTACGAGATCTTCTGCTGGTACAAACATACTTACTTGACGGCCTAGACTTGGGTCGTAGTAGACTTTCTTAAACGCATTGCCGGCAAGCCCTAAGCCCCACAACATCCGTTCAGTCTCGGGACGGAACTCTTCCATCTTTTCTGTTAACTGATAGTTCATGTCTTCTTGGACACGCTCAGCAGCATCTTTTTTCTCTGGGGTCTCTTTTCCAATTACTTGTGTCTTAACAGGACCTTGTGCAGGAAAAATCTCCATGATTGTTTCGGATTGAAACTTAACAAGTGTTTCACTTAGTATGGGGTGATATACGCCACAAGCGCCGGGCCAAGGCTCCATACGCTCTTCAATTTTCATGCCTAGGAGCTGCAAACCATCTACGTACGTCTGCATCCAGTCTTTTCTGCTACTAACGTCGTCATCAAAATCGCCAATTAAATCGCCAGAGATTTGCTGTAATTGCCCGTCTGTTAGTTTTTCTGCTAAGTTTTCATCAAACTCATCTTCGTCTTCGGTTTTTTCTATACGCAGAATTGGCATACCATCTATACCAATTTCAACTGATTCGGGGTCTTCAATAGATATTTCTAACTCAGGCTCGGCGTCGTTGTCAATCTCAGAGATCCCCAGGGGGGCTGCGTATAAACCTTTTTCTATTGGCATATTAAATTCCTGCGTTATACATTATAGTACCCAGCTTTCCGGTACGATTTAAAATACTTTGGCTCATCTTGCTCATCTGAATCAAGCTGAATAAACCCACCTCTACGAAACCGTAGTAATGCCTGCGTCATCGAGTCAACCAAGTCATCGTGCTCGCCCGAAGGAAAACTTGCTACTTCTTCTACTAATTCTTCTGCCCACGCAGTTTGAGGTACCCACACCCTTCCAGATGCAAATATATCAGCAACTGCATTTAATCGTGCTATTTTATCATTACCTCTGCTTGGTACGTATTCTTGGACCGGTATACCCATTGCACGAAGCTCAAAGACAAGGGGTGCTCCAGAGGCTTTTGCCTCGACAATAAGTGCATCAGGTTCCCACTCTTTATAGTGCTCGAACGCAGTTTGTTTTAACTCGGGGAACTCCATACGCTGTTTAAAAGAGTTAAGTAGGATGATGTGGGGTACTCTTGTGCCTCTGTCGTTATCTCTATAAAAAACACCCCAAGTGGTACAAGCGCAATAGTCCGAACGCTGGGTTTTTAAAAACGCCGTATCCCAAGACTGAATCGTAAACTCACACATCGGGGGGTCCTCATACTCCCACTCATTCCACCACTCTCGCTTCACAATAGCACTGACATCTGAAGTGGGTGATTGCATATACTGCGCCATCCACTTGCCGTTTGGTAGTTCGTTTTTAAGTGCTAATAGTTCTTCTAGTTTCCAGAACGCCGGCCATAGGGGTTGTTCGTCGTCTAGAATCGCAGGGAAATTAATGACCTCCCACTCTTCCCCACTACGCTGCATTGCTGACTTAAGTACTTGTCCTGTAAGGTCTTTTTTACTCCATCGTGTCATAACGATAATAATTGCACCGCCCGGTTGTAGACGCTGCCGTGGTCCTGATGTATACCACTCGTGGGTTTTGTCGTAAACGTCCGGGTTGTTCTCAGCTAAGGCTGCTTCTTGTTCCGAATGGGGGTCGTCAATAATGAGAATATCCGCACCCTTACCCGTAACTGCGCCTCCCACACCGATAGCAAAATAGTCTCCCCCCTTGTT